CTCCACCGTGGCTGCCGGGGCTGGTTTCATGTTCGGCGCCGGCCTGTTCGGCGTGGCCACTTCGGCGGTTACCGCCAGCACAGCCGGCGAGTTCATCACCGAAGGCGTGGTCGAGATCGCCAAGACCTCGGCCCTGGCCATCAGCGTGGGCGATCGCCTGTTCTGGGATTCGACCAACAGCGTCGTGAACAAGACCAGCGCCGCCCAGGTGTGCGTGGGCATCGCCGTCGCTGGCGCCGCCAACCCCAGCGCCACCGTGCTGATGAAGCTGGGCCCCTACCTGGCCGCCGCCACCTGATCTGGCGCCGCCCTGACGCCGCAGCCGCGCCGCCATGCCCGCCAACTTCGCCGCCCTCGAAGCCCGCGTGAACAACGCGGTCTTCGCGCATCTGGCCAACACCCAGGCCCAGATCAATGGCGGCGCACCGGTGGCGGTCATTTTCGACAACGGCTTCGCCTTGGGCAGCGTCGGCATCGGCATGGCCGGCACGCAGCCCACGCTGCGCCTGCGCACCGCTGACGTAACGGCTGACCCTGTGGGCCAGGCCGTCAGCGTCAACGCTGTGGCCTACACCGTGGCCGCGCACGAGCCTGACGGCACGGGCGTCAGCGTGCTGATGCTGGAGCGCGCATGAGCATCGTCAACACCGCCATCACCGCCGTCGTGGCCGCCCTGGGCACTGCGCCTGCGGTGGCCAACGTCGGCCGCGTGCGGCTGCGCCCGGTGTCGTCCAGCACCAGCACCGCTGTGGTGGTGCGCCCGGTGGACAGCCAGGTGCTCGAAGCCTCGGTGCTAAGCAGCCAGCCCATCACGTGGGATACGCGCATCGGCGTGGAGTGCTACGCCCGCGCCACTGCCGGCCAGGCGCCTGACGTGGCTGTGGACGCCCTGGTGTCCACCGTCTACGCCAAGCTTATGGCCGACCCCACGCTGGGCGGCGCCGTCATCGCCCTGCAGCCGCAGTCTGTGTCCTATGACTTCGACGCCGATGGCGAGAACACCGTCTGCGCCACCTTCGTTTTCACCGCCCGCCAGCGCGTGGCCGCCGCCACGTTCTGAGACCCCGCAACCACTCGCTCACCCCCTGATCCACTGAAAGGACGCCATCATGGCTTACTACTTCCCCGAAGGTTCGAGCATCCAGTTCTCGACCACCCTGGCCTCGGCCAAGACCATCTCTGCTGCCACCAACGCCAACCCGGCCGTGCTGACCAGCACCGCGCACGGCTACGTCACCGGCGACGAAGTGCTCTTCGTCTCTGGCTGGGAAGACGCGACGGATTCGGTATACAAGGTCACCGTCGTTGACGCCAACTCGTTCAGCCTGCAAGGCCTCAACGCCAGCAACACCAGCTTCTTCCCGGCCGGCAGCGGCACGGGCACCACGCAGAAGCTGTCTGCCTGGTCGGCGGTGCCGCAGGTGCTGAACATCTCCACCAGCGGTGGCGATGCGCGCTTCACCACGGTGTCGCCCCTGGCCAAGCGCAACGACATCAACGTGCCCACCGGCTTCAACGCCCTGAGCATGACGCTGACCCTGGGCCATGACCCTTCCAACGCCACGTACCAGACCATGCTGGACATCAGCCGCACGCTGAGCAAGGTCAGCTTCAAGCTGGTGCTGGGCGGCGGCGGCACGATGTACGGCCACGGCTACATGAGCGTGGCTGAAGCGCCGACGCTGGCCCGCAACCAGGCTAACCAGGTCAACGCCGCTATCACGGTGCTGGGCCGGGCCATCAGCTACAGCTGATGACGCAGGGGCCCGCCGCGGCCCCGCCTGAACCTTTCAGCGCGGCAGGCCGGTGCGTATCCCGCACCGGTCGGCACGTCGGCCCCGAACGTGCCACGCCGCGCTCCCTTCAAACCTCGGGCACCACACATCGGGCACTCACATGGGCATCAAGATCGTCGTCTCCAACCTCGTCAAGTTCAAGGTGCGCGGCACCATCAAAGACGAGGCCGGCACAGACCAGCCGTTCGACTTCTCCCTCACCTGCCGCCGCCTGGACGCAGACCAGATCAAGACCAAGCTGGCCGACAACAGCGAAACCAGCGTGGCCGATTTCATGCTGGAAGTCATCGAAGACTGGGTCGGCGTGCGTGACGCAGAAGACCAACCGATGCAGTTCACAGAGGCCGCCTGGCGCCAGCTCTGCAAGATCCCTGGCGTCAGCCTCGTCGCCTTCCGCACCTACCTGGCCGAGGTGGGCGCGAAGGAAAAAAACTAGCCGCGCTCGCCCGGGAACTGGCCGAACACCACAGCCGCGATGCAACATCCAGCGCACCCCCACCCGGCAGCGCCTGGGCTCAAGCCCTGGCAGGCCTGGGCACGCTGGAGCCCGAAGCCCCGCCCGAGCGCAGCGCCTACCTCTGGCCTGACAACGTGCAAGCCTGGGCGTGCTGGCAGGGCGTGCAGACCCAGTGGCGCACCGGCATGGCAGGCGCCACGGGGCTGGACTACGCCGGCGTGCGCGCCCACCTGGACGAGCAGCCCGACATCGAGCGCGAAGCCCGCCCCGACATCTGGCGCGGCATCCAGGCCGCAGAACGCGCCACGCTGGAAGTGTGGGCCGAACAGCGCGAGCGCGAGCGCGACGAACAGCAAGCCGCCCAGCCCCCCGCTGCGCGCGTCAGCCCGCTGAGGTAACGGCATGGCCACCAGCGAAATCGGCATCAAGATCGGCCTCACGGGCGCTGAGGCCGTTCAGTCTCAGCTTGCCAAGGTCGAGCAGGCCATGGGCGGGGTAGACGCGCAGACCGTGCGCGTGGCCGATGCCTTCCAGCAGCTTGGCAACAGCACGGCCGGCATCGGCACCGTGGGCCAGGCCATGGCGCAGTACACCCAGCAGACCCGCGATGCCCGCGTGGAAGCCAACCTGCTGCGCCAAGCCAACCGCCAGCTTGCCGTGCAGATGACCGATGTGGTCACCAGCCTGGCCAGCGGCATGCCGGCGTGGATGGTCTTCATCCAGCAGGGCGGCCAGATCAAGGATTCCTACGGCGGCATCGGCCGGGCCATCCAGGGCGTTACCGGCTACCTGCGCACGCTCATCAACCCGCTCACGGTGGCCGGCACTGCATTCGCCGCAGTGGGCGCCGCCGCTTTCATGGGCGCCCGCGAGATGGACGCCTACGTCAAGGCGCTCACGCTCAGCGGCAACGCGGCAGGCACCACGGCTGGGGCGCTGGATCAGATGGCTGAGCGCATTGGCAAAGTGGCCGGCACGCAGGGCCGGGCTGCCGAAGTGCTGGCCGGGCTGGCAGCCAATGGCAACATTGCTGCCAGCGCGCTGGAAAGCGTCACGCTGGCCGCCATTGAACTGGAGCGCGCCGGCGGCCCCGCCGCGGAAGAAACCGCCAAGCGCTTTGCCGCACTGGGCGACAAACCGCTGACCGCCGCGCTGAAGCTCAACGAGCAGACCCGCTTTCTGACCCTCTCGGTCTACGAGCAGATCAAGGCCCTGGAATCCCAGGGCCGCACCGCTGAGGCCACCGCGGTGGCCACCAACGCCGCCCTGGCCAAGACGCAGGAAAGCACCAAGACGCTGGAAGGCCGCTTGGGCATTCTTGAGAAAAGCTGGCGCTTTGTGGGCGATGCAGCCAAAGGCGCTTGGGACGCCATGCTCGGCATCGGCCGCCAAGACAGCCTGGAGCAGCAGCTTGAAAACGTGCGCAGCGAGCTCGGCCGGCGAATGTCTGCGCAGGGCTCGGCCCGCAGCGACAACCGCAGTGCCTACCAGCCCGCCATTGACGCCTTGCGCCTGCAAGAAGCCTTTCTGCAAGAACAACTGCGCCTTCAAGCCCGCAGCATCACGCTCGAAGGCGAGCGCGCCGCCGTGGTGCAGGCCCGCGCTGAGTGGGACAAAAAGGGCAGCCAGTACCTCAGTGACCAGCAGAAGATGCAGAAGGAAATCACTGAAGCCCAGCGCCTGGGCCTGGAAGGCAAGATCGCCCAGGCCGAGGTAGAGCGCCGCATTGCCGCCATCCGCGCGTCATATGCGGGCAAGGGCGGCAGCGAAGGCATGAGCGCCGAAGCCAAAGCCACCGCCGAAGCCATCAAGCAGCGCGAGAGGTACCTGGAAACCCTTAGCGCCGGCACCGACAAGATCGCCAAGGAAACCCAGGCGCTGGCTGACCAGGTGGCGCAGGTGGTGCTAGGCAAGCAGGCCTTCCAAGACATCATCGACGCGCGCGAGGAAGAGCAAGCCGTCATCCTCGAAACCCAGGCCATCCGCGCGCTGGACCGCAACCTGGACGCCAAGGAGTTCGATTCCCTCAAGGCCCAGGCGCAAGCCATCCGCGACCGCATCAACGCCCGCAAGGCCCTGGCCACGGCCACCGTGGAAGCCACTGACCGCGAGATCATGGCCCGCCGCAGCGCCTTCAAAGACCAGGACGCACAGGAAATCATCGACACCGAGCGCCTGAAGAACTCGCAATCCATCATCGACGCCATAAACCGCGAAACCGAAGCGCTGCAGATGAGCAAGGTCGAGCGCGAGGTCGCCATCGCCCTGCTGGCGGCTGAGGCCCGCGGCATCAAGGCCGGCAGCTACGAGTATGAGGAATACGCCAAGAACATCCGCGCCGCCATCGTCAACCGCGAAACCGTGCGCGCCAGCATCGAGCAGACCAAGACCATCGAGCAAGAGTGGCGCCGCACCGCCGACCAGATCGGCCAAAGCCTGACGGACGCCCTGATGCAAGGCGGCAAGAGCGCCTGGGAATACATCAAGGGCCTGTTCCGCAGCATGGTGCTGCGGCCGATCATCCAGGCCGTGGTGAACCCGATCGTCGGCAGCTTCGGCGGCGGTGGAGGCGGCGCGCTCAGCACGCTGGGCAGCATCAACAGCCTGGCCAGCCTGGGCAGCGCCATCACCGGCAGCGTCACCGGCAGCATCGCCAACGTCATCGGCACAGCCGGCACCATGTTCGGCAGCAGCGCGCTGACGGCCTTCTCGGCCGGCATGAAAGGCGCCACCCTGGCCCCGGGCCTGATGGGCCCCACCACGGCAGGCGCGGGCGGCGCCATGGGCGCGGGCGCCTCGGTGGCCGCCGCGGTGCCCTACGTGGCTGCCGCCCTGGCCGTGGCCAACGCGCTGGGCGTCTTCCGCAGCCGCAGCATCGTCGGCGGTGGCCTCACCGGCACCCTGGGCATGGGCGACATCCAGAGCTATGACCTGCAGCGCCGCGGCGGCACGCTCTTCAGCGGCCCCGAATACAGCATGGTCAACCGCCAGACCAGCACCGAAAGCGCCGCCATCCAGAGCGCCTTCGAGGCCCTGCGCACCAACGCCGCCAGCATGGCCGAAGCCCTGGGCCTGAGCAGCACCGCCGTCAAGAGCTTCACCACGGTGCTGGGCACCGACATCACGCAAAACGACATCGGCACGCGCGGCATCAAGCTCGATGGCCTCACGCCCGAGCAGGCCGCCAAGAAGGTGGAAGAAGCGCTGGCCGCCGCGAACGAAGACCTGGCCGCCTTCGTGCTGGGCGCCAGCCGCACCGTCACGGAAACCCTCACCACGCGCATCGAAGACTGGGAGCAAACCGAATCGGGCAGCACGTTCAGGGGATTCATCGACCAGGTCAGCGAAGTCACCCGCACCATCGAGGCCACCGGCACCAGCTACGCCCGTGCCGGCGAAACCAACGTCCAGACACTCACGCGCCTGGCCGGCAGCCTGAGCACCATCAACCCCGCGCTCGAACTGCTGGGCCTGAACCTCTACGCCACCAGCCTGGCCGGCGCCGACCTGGCCAGCCAACTGGCCGACGCCTTCGGCGGCTTGGAGAACTTCACCCAGGCCAGCGCCGCCTACTACGCCGAGTTCTTTACCGAGGCCGAGCGCACCGCCAAGACCACCGCCCAGCTCACCGAAGCCCTGGGCGGCCTAGGCCTGGCCCTGCCCACCACGCGCGATGCTTACCGCCAACTGGTGGAGGCGCAAGACCTCACCACCGAAGCCGGGCGCAAGAATTTCGCCGTGCTGGTGCAGCTCAGCGGCACCTTCGCCGGCATCACCCCGGTGGTGGAAGACCTGGCCGACGCCAGCGACCAAGCCACCGAAGCCCTGCGCAGCGCCGCCGACATCCTGCGCGAGCGCCAGGGCCTGGAGCGGCAACTGCTGCAGCTGCAAGACGACACTGCGGCCCTGCGGGCGCTGGACCGCGCCGAGCTGGACGAATCCAACCGGGCGCTGTTCGACCGCATCACCGCCCTGCAAGACAGCCAGGCTGCCGAAGCCGCCGCCGCCGAAGCCACGCGCACGGCCGCCGCCGAAGCCGAAGAGGCCGCCCGCGCCGCCGCCGCTGAAACCCAGCGCATCGGCCAAGAGCGCCTGGGCCTGGAGCGCCAGCTTCTCCAACTGCAAGGCGACACCGCCGCCCTGCGGGCGCTGGACCGTGCTGCGCTGGACGAATCCAACCGGGCGCTGTTCGACCAGATCCAGGCCCTGCAGAACACCCAGGCCGCCGCCCAAGCCGCCGCCGAGTCCGAGCGCGCCCTGGCCGCCGAGCGCCAGCGCATCGCCCAAGAGCGCGCCGGCCTGGAGCGTCAACTGCTGCAGCTCCAGGGCGACACCAGCGCCCTGCGCGCCCTGGACCGCGCCGCGCTGGACGCCTCCAACCGCGCCCTGTACGACCAGATCACCGCCTTGCAAGACAGCAAGACCGCCGCCGAGGCCGCGGCCCAGGCCGAAGCCACGCTGGCCAGCGAGCGCGAGCGCGTGGCGCAAGAGCGCAGCGGCCTGAGCCGCCAACTCCTGCAGCTCCAGGGCAACACCACCGCCCTGCGCGCGCTTGACCGCGCTGCGCTGGACGAAAGCAACCGCGCCCTGTACGACCAGATCCAGGCCCTGCAAGACAGCCAGGCTGCCACCACCGCAGCCGCTGAATCCGAGCGCGCCCTGGCCGCTGAGCGCGAGCGCATCGCGCAAGAGCGCGCTGGCCTGGAGCGCCAGCTCCTGCAACTGCAGGGAGATACCGTCGCCATTCGCGCACTGGAGCGCGCTGCGCTGGCCGCCAGCAACCGTGCCCTGTACGACAAGATCCAGGCCCTGCAAGACAGCCAGGCCGCCGCCGCCGCCGCCGCTGAATCCGAGCGCGCCCTGGCCGCTGAGCGCGAGCGCATCGCGCAAGAGCGCGCTGGCCTGGAGCGCCAGCTCCTGCAACTGCAGGGAGATACCGTCGCTATCCGCGCCCTGGAGCGCGCTGGTCTGGCCGCCAGCAACCGTGCCCTGTACGACCAGATCCAGGCCCTGCAAGACAGCCAGGCCGCCGCCACCGCAGCCGCTGAATCCGAGCGCACGCTTGCGGCTGAGCGTGAGCGTATCGAGCAGGAAAGCGCTGGCCTGGAGCGCCAGCTCCTGCAACTGCAGGGAGATACCGTCGCCATTCGCGCACTGGAGCGCGCTGCGCTGGCCGCCAGCAACCGTGCCCTGTACGACCAGATCCAGGCCCTGCAAGACAGCCAGGCCGCCGCCGCCGCCGCCGCTGAATCCGAGCGCGCCCTGGCCGCTGGGCGCGAGCGCATCGCGCAAGAGCGCGCTGGCCTGGAGCGCCAGCTTTTGCAACTGCAGGGCGATACTGTCGCCATCCGCGCCCTGGAGCGCGCTGCGCTGGACGAATCCAACCGCGCCTTGTACGACCAGATCACGGCGCTGCAGGACAGCCAGGCCGCCGCTGTCGAGGCAGCCCGTGCACAGCAGCAATATGCCGACGCCATGGCCAGTGCCGGGAAAACGGCCGCAGATGAGATCGAGCGCCTGCGGGGGGTCACATCAGGCGCATCGTCCAATCCCGCCCAACTGGCGGCAATGTTTTCCATCAGCACGGCGCAAGCCCGGAGTGGCAGCGCGGACGCGCTGAGCAAGCTCCCACAACTCAGCGCCGCGCTCGAGGCAGCCACCACGCTGAGTGCCAGAAACGCTGCTGAAGTCACGCGCATGCGCGCCTGGCTGGCCAGCAGCTTAACCGAGACGCTGCAAACCCTCGGCCTTCCAGTGCCTGCACTAGCCACTGGCACAAATATGGTGCCGCAGAACATGCTGGCCATGTTGCATAAAGGCGAAGCCGTGGTGCCTGCGGCATACAACCCGGCCAACGGCAGTGCAATGCAGGATAAGTCGCTGATTTCTGAGGTGCGTGCCCTGCGCGCCGAGCTTGCCGATTTGCGCGCCGAAGCCCGCTCCACCGCCGTGGCCACCAACAAGACCGCGCGCATCCTGGACCGCGTCACACCTGATGGCACCAGTCTGCAAACGGTGGCCGCCACATGAAGCTCATCGCCCCCACGCCCTTCGTTGCCGCCACGCACCTGGTGAGCAGCAACGCCACTGAGGCGTACAGCGCCTGGGCCGTGGGCACCACCTACGCCAAAGACGCCTTTGTCGACTACGGCACGCACATCTATCAGAGCCTGGTCAACAGCAACACCGGCAACCAGCCCGACACCAGCCTCACGTTCTGGGTGCTCATCGGGCCGGACAACACGCACGCGATGTTCGATGACCAAGTGAGCACGGTCACCACAGCCACCTCACCGCTGACGGTGGTGCTGGCCACCGGCCTGGCCAACGCCATGGCCCTGTTCGGCCTGGTGGGCACGCAGGCCACCATCACTGTGACAGACGGCGCGGCCGGGCCCACCGTCTACAGCCGCACCGTCAACCTGGACGGTACGTTCATCTTCGACTGGTACCAATACTTCTTTGAGCCCTACATGCAGGTGGAGGAAGTGGTGCTCACAGATCTGCCACCCTACGCCAGTGCCCGCTTGACCGTCAGCGTGTCGGGCTCAGGCACCGTGGCAATCGGGCAACTGGTCTTCGGCAATCAGTACGACCTAGGCGACGCCGAATACGGCGCCAGCCTCGGCATCGTGGACTACAGCCGGAAGGAAACCGACGAGTTTGGCACTACTACCTTTGTCGAGCGCGCCTTCAGCAAGCGCATGAACCTGCGCCTGATGCTGGACACCGTGCAAGTGGCCCGCGTGCAGCAGGTGCTGGCCCGCGTGCGCGCTCGGCCCAGCGTATGGGTTGGCGTGCCCACCGATCAACTCTTCCGCCCGCTCACCGTCTACGGCTTCTTCCGCGATTTCAACATCGACATCGCATACCAGCTCAAGAGCTACTGCAGCTTGGAGATAGAAGGCCTCACCTAACGCACAGCCATCAAGCCCCACAGTCATGCCAACAACACCCAACACCGTCGCCAGCCTGCCAACGGCACCCAGCCGCGCAGATCCTGCCAATTTCGCAATCCGCGCAGACGCGTTTCTGGGCGCCTTGGCCGCCTTTGGTGCACAGATAAATGACGCCGGTGCGGCGACTTACCTCAACGCAGTAGAGGCCAACAGCTCGGCGCTCGACGCCATCGCCACCGCCACCGCCATCACGTCGACGTCCACCACCAGCCTGACCATCGGCACAGGCAGCAAGAGCCTGACGGTGGAGTCGGGCCGGGCCTATGTGAGCGGCATGCCCGTGCGCATTGGCCAAACCGGCGCCAACGTCAACGTGAACTTCATGGACGGCACGGTGACAACCTACAACGCGTCCACTGGCGCGCTGGTGGTGAACGTCACCGCCACTGGGGGGAGCGGCACGCTCAGCACCTGGTCCATCAGGGTCACCGGAATGGCCTCCGTGCTGTCCGACCTCTTTGTGCCGCAGGCGCTGTTTGCACGGTCTGTGCGAGAGACGATGACCTCCCCCGCCATCAGCGCGGGCACCTTGACGCTGGACTGCTCCGCTGGCTCGGTGTTCAACGTCACGCTTAACGCCAACGTCACCACGCTGTCGATCACCAACCCACCAGTGGCTGGCTACAGCTACACCATGCTGCTGCAACTCACCGCGGATGGCACCTCCAGAACGGTGACCTGGCCGGCCTCCGTCAAGTGGCCAGCAGGGGTCTCGCCACTGCTGACCAGCACCAACGGCAAGGCCGACATCTTCACGCTGACTACCTACAACGCCGGCACCACCTGGTACGCGGCCACCGTTGGGCAGAACTACTGATGAGCAACAAGACAGCTGTCAGTTCTTCAGTGCAGGTCCTATTCCCGGAGGATGTATTTTCCTCATGGGTATACAGCGGCACGTCTGCGTCGCGATCAATTCAAAACGGTGTCAACCTAGAGGTGTCTGGCGGCCTGGTTTGGACAAAACGCAGAACAGGCTCACAGCACGTTTTAGTCGATACCGTCAGAGGTGCGAATCAGAACATATCCACCAGCGAAGATTTTGGGTTCTGGTCGCCGACTTACAGCAGCACGGTCACCGCATTCGGGCAGAACGGCTACACGCTTGGAAGCGACGATTCGAATCTGTTGTTCAACCTGGTCAGCGAGTCTTACGCGTCTTGGACATTTCGGCGCGCGCTCAAGTTTTTCGACATTGTCACGTACACAGGCAACGGCAGCGCGCGCACCATACCGCACCAGCTAGGCGTTGCGCCAGGCTTTGTGCTGGTCAAAAGAACGTCGTCGCCTTTTGACAATTTCTACGCTTTCCACCGAAGCGCTGGTGCGGGCAACTTCTTTGACATCAACGGACGGCAGGCCGCACAGGCGTCATCCTCCATCTGGAACAACACAGCGCCAACAGCGGAGGTGTTTTCGGTTGGGGCAAACAATGAAAGCAACGCGTCTGGCGCCACCTATGTG